CAAACAAGAACTAAAATTTCTTACAAAGACGAGCTAGTAAGAGATAATGAAGATTTAAGAAGAGTAAAGATTTTCACTAGGGGTTACGCGAATCAAATTAATAATGAATTCCAAAGGTTGCTGAGACAATAAATGTCTGAACATATTAATTCCGCAGAACAAATTAAAGTTATAAGCATTGCGTTTTATTCCGAACGCTTTNATCCTAAGTTTATTTTTGTGGCTGGAGCTGCAGTTGCAGCTCCCACAGCAGCTGAGATTGTTATATATGAAGATATAATGAAACCTTACTTAACTGCAGCTTTAATATTTCAAGATGATCAAGATTTTGGAAGAAGCATAAGAGGCACTGAAAGAGTGTTGGTTAAGTTACAATATCCCTCTGGCGGTTCTCCTGTAATAGAGAAAGAGTTTATAGTAAGGTCAGTAGAATTTAGAGAATACATAACTGATACACAAGCTATTCTAAAAATTAATCTAATAGAAAATTATGGATATTTGGACCACATTAATAAGATTAATACAGGTTATGCTGATACAGGTGAAAATATAATTGAAAAGATATCAACAAATGTTGTTAATGCCCCTCTTGATAAGAAAATCAAAGATAGCTATCAAGGAGCTTTTAGATATGTTGTTCCTTGGTTAACTCCTTTTAAAGCTATTAAAAAGGTTTTAAGTAAGATGACTACTACAGCCGGTATGCCTTACTTTTATTATTCCTCTCTAAATCATGATTCACATATTTTAACAGACTTGCAATCTATTTTGGAAAAGGGACCTGTAGGTAGACCCTTTATATTCTCTAGAGGAAACACTTCTCGAGAATTATCTTCAGATTTATTACCATTTATTGTTGAAGCGTACGAAGTTAATAATCAAAGCCATTCTTTATTACTAGCTGAGATGGGAGCATATGGATCAAAGGTGAGTAACATTAACGCATCTACATCTCTTTCATATGAAACTAGAATAAATATGGCTGCGGAACTTGCTTTTATGGAAGAGAGTGGTGTGTTTGAAAGGGTAGGTGGAAAACAACAGTTTAACTTATTTGATACGTTTTTTAGAATAATTGACGATTTTAATAGCGAAATAACACAATATAACTCTAAGATTTTCTACAGCATTGATAGTCGTACCAATAACCAAGCATTAGACTCTCCTGACAGAAATATATTAGGGTTTAACGAAAGCGTTGATGACGCAGATACAAGACTTTCAGTTATACGGCTAGCTATTCTTAGGTATATGATTATGAATGCTGTAACAATAAAGGTACCAGGATTGTTTTTCTCTATAAAAAGTCTAGATACAACAGTTGGAAATCTTATTGAGTTTGCAATACTTGAAAATGACGGGAAGGTTGATCAGCCAATAGGATATAACATTGATAGATCTGGCCAGTTTATTATTTTAAAGAAGAAGCACATTATTGATTTAACAAGTGATACTCATACTGTTCAAATGGATATATCTAAAGTGGCTAACATAGTATCTAATACAGGTGGTGCATAATGTTTTACGGTGATAATAATAGATGGTTTGTAGCAACCGTAAAGGGGCCTGATCCAGAGTTTCGAGGTCGATATAAGATTCGTATACACGGACTACATTCTGCTAGTGTAGAAGATAAGCATTTACCATATGCAGAAACAATGTTACCTACTACAGAAGGTGGAGTATCTGGTATAGGTAAAATTCCTCAGCTACAAAATGGAGCATTTGTTTTTGGAATATTTCTGGATGGAGAGACTTCTCAAGCTCCTTTAATATTAGGTTCTATCACCCATTTGGAAACTCCTTCTACTGTACAGCGGGATCAAATAGCTGTAACAGGCAATCCTAAAGCATTAACAGATAGGGATAATAATGCGAGAGCTATAGTGGATTTACAATCCTTACCTGTTGTCACTGTAGGTGAGAATTTAAAAGACCAATATGCTAATGGTGGATCCAGTATTAGTACCAGGCGAATGATTGTGATGCAACAGTTAATAGCAGCTGGATTATCTCCAGTCGCTGCAGCCGGCGTAACAGGTAATCTTGAATCGGAATCTTCCTTTAATCCAACAGCTAATTTCAAAAACTCTATAGAAGATTCTTGGGGGCTTGCTCAATGGAATGATGCCGCTGGAAGATTACAGCCTCTTAAAGATTACGCTACAGCCAAAAACAGTGACTGGCAAGATTTTTTTATCCAATTAGAGTTTTTAATAGTAGATATGCAAGCAAACGCTTGGAAAAGACATAGAGTGTGGCCAAGATTATCAAATAATAAATTAACAACAAGATTCGACGGTATATTAGATGATTATAATGCCACTTGGAACTTTTTTAATAACTATGAGATAGCTGCTGTATCAAAATATTATACATCAGGTAGAGAGATAAATGCTGCAAAGGCATTTCACCAATATCAAATATCTTTGCAATCTACATTAAAAGAATTAGGAATTGGGCAATGAGTTTAAAAAATTTAGAAAGTAAGCTTAAAGATTTAAGTGTAGATTTATTCTCTGATTCTATTAAAAATGGATTGCAGAAAGCTACAAAAGTTGCNACTGAATCTAAAACATATCCAAGTGAACAAGTTAATTTAGATTTAAAAGTTCCTTCAATTGGACTAACTACTGATATTAATATTGCTACTCTTAGTGCAGATGTGAGACCTCAAGATCTTGTAACATCTGCTGGTGCTACTGCTGCGACATTAGAAGCATTAACAGGTAGCTCAAAGCTAGCCGGAAACGGAGAGCTATCAATAACCGCTACTTTACCTACAGCAGAAGCGCTTGCAACCGCTATACAAGGATCTACAACAGCTACTTCCGCAGAAGTAAAAACTATTGTAAAAACAAATAATACATCATTATCAGATGATTCTGTTGAACAGCTTGTTGGTAATGTATTTAAGGAAGCTGGTGGATCTTTAACTCAGTTAAATAACACTCTAACCACTATTACCAATAACAGTAATTCCTTTTTAACTAAAATAACTAGGGGGCTATCATCCATCCTAGGTGATATCATAGAAGGTGAATTTAGAAATGTTGGAAAAGCTATTGATAAAATTGCAATTAACTCTAGAGGAATTGCTGTAGTAATTCCTATCCCTGTTCAAAGAGAAGTAGCAAAGTTAATAGAACAAAGAGAAATAAAAGCCGCAGCAATACTACTACAACCATATTCAGCTAAATCTTTAGATGAGATAATAGATATTTTAAAAACACTCAAGGTAGGTGCTGCAGACAACTTACAACCTGAAGATCCCCCAGAAACAATTGCAATTAATGTTATAAATGCAAATACCCTTAAAAATACCTGGCAAGAAGAAAAAACCCCAGATAATTCTTCTGCGTTTGTACCTGTTGGAAAGGATCCCAATTCAATATACTCTCTTATAAGTGATTTTGCTAACCTAACGAGGGATATATCTACAGTGTTTATCACATCTACTGGTATATCTTCCTTAACGTTAAAAGACGTTCATGCTGCACGAGTAGCAGAAAAACAGGAGGGGATACTAGATCACTTTTTTATTACAACTGATGGTATGATTACTAGGGGTAGACCTTTAAGTAGTAACCCCGGACCTAAGTCAACTGCTCATATTATAAAAATTGGAGTAGCATGTAAGGATAATATGTCTCCGAGTCAATCTAGTAGTTTAAAATCTTTACTTGAAACTTTATTGTTAGTCAGACCAGGCGTACAAATTTATGATGTAGGTGATTTCGGGACCACTTCTAACCTAACAGACTTTAACGCTTGGAGAAGAAATGTATTAAATTATGAAAGTCTTCCCAGAGAAGAAGTAATATCAGCTCTTGGAGATTGGGTCGACACTAATATTACTAATATTTCCTCTAAAGAATTAAACAAAATTTCAAATGGTGAATGGAAATGAATAATATATTTAACGAAGAAGAGCTAAAAAAGCTTGGCCAAATAAACCCTGGGTCTAATTTAAGTCAAGATGATACTGGAGTTTACCCTTCCTCAGATTACTTTTATAATAACAACATTAATAAAGCAGCACTAGGTGTAGATAGAAATGATCTAGATTTTTTTGAGCTAGGAGGAGATGTTAGTTTATTTAATCAAACTAAAGTTGCTTCTACCTATGGGTTAAATCAAGTGCAGCAAACTATAACTGGCCATTCATTTGAAATGGACGATACTCCTGGTAATGAACGCGTACTAATAAAGCATAATTCAGGAGCTGGTATAGAATTAAGACCAGATGGCAGCTGCGTTGTTACTACCAAGAAAGATAAAGTTGAGATTGTCGGTGATAATCTTAAACTAATTGTAGGTGGTAATGTAGATATAGAATATCAAGGCGATGTTAATATGAAAGTGGCAGGCAGTTTTAATTTAGATTGCTTAGACTATACCCTTACTACAAGTAAGAACAAAAATGAAAATGTAGGTGGTAAGGAAATTAGTAATGTAAAGGATGGCTATCTAAAGACAGTGGTTGGACACTCGAGTGAATATGTAACAGAAGGATCCGTAGAAACAGTACTAGGTACTAAAACCACATTTGCTAAAACAGGGTACCAGTTAAATAGCGAAAATAGTATTTCAATTGCTACTAATGATGATATCTTTATGACTGCAGGAGATGTTATGAATTTTGCAGCTGATAACACCACAGTTTCAGCTAATAACATGACAGTAATGGGCGGTACTGGTACTATCGGAGGGTCTGGTATGTTGTTTAGCGGTAATGGAGCTATATTTGAAGCAGGTGTAACAGCTCCTACATTTCATGGTGATTTAAATGGAACTGCTGTAACTGCAACAGTTGCTCAATCTCAAAGTTATGCAGATCCAAATGGTGGAGGTGGAGTAGGATCAGCTGGATCTATAACAAACACTGCTACACCTACAATTACTAAACCCACTGCTGATAATGTATTAACATACCTTACTAAGACTGCAGGGGGTATAAGGAAAGTTTTAATTGATAAAGGTAACTTTATAAAAAGTTATATTGACCCTAGAAATAATAACGGGGGACTATCATGACATTTATAAATGAAGGAGTTAGATCTCGTTTAAGAAGCCCTACTAATAGAAATAATAACACCTATGTAGGTAGTATTATTACAAGTGGTCAGTTAAGCGACACGTTTAAAAATCCTGTTCCTAAAAAGTTTTCAGGGAGAGTAGTAACTGCTGCTCCTACTCCTAAAATAAGTTCTGCAAAAGTAACTGCTGAATTAAAAACCCAGAATGCTGTACTTGTTGATAAAAGAACTTCTTACACTATTACTCCTCACTGGCAGTATAACCCTGAGAGAGCATACAATCTTACTGGAACTATTCTAAAGAGTTTTAAGCTTGGTCCTAACATACCTATAACTAATTTTCTTAATACATCTCCTGCTACAGATTGGGACAATCAAGTTTTAGATAAATTAATAACCGCAAAGAATCTTTATCTTCACACCTTGTTTATTAGAATGGTTAATTCTAATAGCTCTCCGTTCCCAGGAGCTAAAGTAATACCTTCAGAGGGAGTATATATTCCTCTTCTTGCAGAAGGCACGCTAGATGAAACTTCACAGAGTCACAACTTTAATAAGAAAACAGGAAAGACTATTGTGTATAAAGTAGTTGATGCATCAGGGTCAGAGAATAGCAGACTCACTTTTGATATTGCGGCTTATTTCAAAGACATAGCTTTTTTTAATAAGATGTTTTTATCTTACGATACGATAGATACAGATCTTAAGGTAAGATTGATATTAGAGATGCCATCCCTAACTCAATGGTCAGGAGATTTTAATAGAGAAATATACACAGAGTATAATAATACCCGTCACGCTTCTAATGAACTTGTTGAAATTACCTTATAAATATAATTAAAAAAGAGACCCATGGCTACGCGCAGAGTACTATCCAGAGAAGATAATAATTTAACTTCCAGTATAATTACAACTAGGAAGGTACAGTATAAAGATATTGATTTATCTTTTACTGCTAAACCTAATGGTGAAATTTATACGAAAAGAGATGCTGCTGCAGTTAAACAAGCTGTAAAGAATTTAATTCTCACCAATCATTTTGAAAAACCCTTTTTACCTTTTTTTGGTGGTAATATTAGAGATTTACTCTTTGACTTAGCAGATGAGGATATAGAAGAAGATGTGGAAGATAGAATTATACAAGCAATTAACACTTATGAGCCACGAGCTGCAGTGCGTACTGTAAATGTTAAATCCGATCCTGATAGAAATAACTTAAATGTTTATATAGAATTTCAGGTAATAAATACAACAGAAGTTGTAACACTCACAACTACCCTATCAAGGTTAAGATAATATGACAACAACGATTAGATCTACAGCACTTGATTTTAATAATATTAAAAGCAACCTAAAAACTTATCTTGCAAATACAGACGAGTTTAGCGACTATAATTTCGAGGCCTCTGGGCTTTCAAACATATTAGATGTGCTAGCTTATAATACTCATATTAACGGACTAATTGCAAACTTTGCATTAAATGAATCTTACCTACCCACAGCTCAGCTTAGAAGCTCTATTGTGTCATTAGCAGAAGGTATAGGGTATATTCCTGATAGTAATACATCCTCTCAGGCTAAAATTCGTATAACTTTTAATAACAGTAGTATGTCAAACAATGTTATATTACCAGCTTACACTAAATTTAATACTACAGTTGATGATGTTTCCTACACCTTTCAAACTATTGAGGCTTACACAGCTATTAATAATGGATCGGGGTTTTACGAATTTAAAACAGCAACTGGATCTAATCAAATTCCAATATATGAAGGCACTTTGAGATCTAGAACTTTTCTGGTTGGTGATTATGAGGATAACCCCATCTATGTTATACCAGATAGGACTATAGACACTGATACAGTTACTGTTAATGTTTTTGAAAGCGCAACTTCTAGCGCTGCCACTCCTTATCAAAACGTTCTAAATGCTGCTAGTATTAGTGCTAACTCCACAGTCTACATTTTAAAAGAATCACCTAATGGGTATTATGATCTGTCATTCGGAGATGGAACTACGTTTGGAGTAGCGCCTGCTGCAGGTAATAGAATTCAAGTACAGTACCTTTCTACTAACGGAGCTATAGCTAACGGAGCTAGTTTATTTACAGCTGCTTCCACTTTTAATGAAAGTGGTGAAACTGCATCTTTAAGTGTTACTAAATGGACTAACTCTATTGGAGGAGATAAAAAAGAGACTATTGAGTCTATTCGTAAGAATGCTCCATTCCAATATGCAACACAGAATCGCATGGTCACAGCTGATGATTACGCTTCGCTCATTCTACGAAACTATTCCACATTAATAAACGATATTGTTTCTTGGGGTGGAGAAGATGCGCTTCAACCTGAATATGGAGCTGTATATGTTTCCATCGATTTTGAAGACACTGTTACAGCTGATACTATTGCTGCTACTAAGCTCTCTATTCAAGATTTAGCTGAGCAGTTATCTATTACTTCTTTTAATTTAAGATTTGTTGACCCTATTCAAACCTTTGTAGAAACAGACACTTACTTCCAGTTCAATCCTAAACTAACTGATCTTACCCTAGCTAATACTAAAAATAATGTTACCGCAGCTATCAGTAAATACTTTACTAATAATACAGGTAAATTTAAACAGTCCTTTAGAAGATCTAACTTATTAACTCTAGTTGATGATGTAAGCAGCGCTGTTCTCTCCTCTAGATCAGACGTTAGAATGCAACAAAGGGTTATACCCTCTTCTCCATCTTTAATAGCAGTTATAAAATCTCTCTTAGATGATCCAGTTAATGTGTCAGATGCAGTTTTAAATCACGCTGTTAACTTAGTTTCTCAAAGTAGATTTGAAGATGCTGCAAACTATCTAGTTCCTCTAGCATCTTCTTATAATTATTCCTCTATTATTAGTATTCTAAGTAGAAGTAAAAGCAACACAAGTCAACAGCTGCTCTTCCCAGTCTCTATAGCTGTGCCGGATGATGACACTTTCACAATTACCAGTTCTACTTTTGTGTACAATGGTAATAACGCTGTAATAAGAAACAAGCTAAGCTCAAATGATTTACAAATAGTAGCAGCTGCAGGAGGATCTGTCCTACTAGATAATGTAGGTCATTACACTGCAGCGGGGG